ACACACGGTTCACCTTATGATCGTGGTGATGCAGATGCATATTATGGTCGTAGGCCAGATCCTCACAAGTATGTTGAGCGCCCAGATGGGTCAGGTCGTGAGCGTGTCAAACTAACTGATCCGGAAGAAATCAAAGCATACATGGCAGGATATAACAGCGGTGACAGCGGCACAAAAGACTGGGGTGAAAGTATTGAACGCAAAGCACCAACTATCGCCGAAGCTAAGGACATCGTTGACGGTATCATTAAGAAGATGGTCAATAAAGGCAAGAGCAAACAGGAAGCTATTGCAGAACTAAAGAAGATGGTAGATAAGAAATTCTACGATGAAAGCATTAGGCGTGAACTTTCAAGGCTTATCACTGGATAAAATTAACGATAAATATCAAAAAGGTAAAGAGATGGAAGAACTAATTCAAAGTATGCAAAAGACACTGGCCACAGTATTTGCGCTATATCTAAAGATGCATCAGTTCCATTGGAACGTACAAGGACGTGATTTCTATGAGTATCACACATTTCTACAGACGCTATACGAAGAAGTGTACGAAAGTGTTGATGATATAGCAGAGCATATCCGTGCTCTAGATGGCTATGCACCAGGTGCATTAGGTGTATACGCACAGATGAGTGAAGTCAAAGACAACACTGAAGCTGGCCCAGCTCGCACAATGATGGCAGAGTTGCTTTTAGATAATCAACGTGCTATAAATGCACTGACCATGAGCTATGTGTTAGCTGATAGAGATAAACAGATTGGGCTAGCTAACTTCTTACAGGACAGAATTGACAAGCACCAGAAACACGGTTGGATGATTAAGGCTTCAACAAAAGAATGAAACAATATAAGATCACAACAGCAGATTTAAATCAACCATCAGATGAAGATGCATATCTTGATCCTAGTGATCCTATCTATGAATTAACTAGAATGAAAGCATTGGGCGGACTGCTACAAGAACGCACAATGGACCAATCAAAGCAGACACGTTTAGATACTGGTGCATCTATGAGTAAACACGCATCAGAACTTAGACAGTATGAACGAGATAATAACATACGCCCAGGCGACCCAGAATGGTTTAAACTTTGGTTCAGCAGGCCATTTATGACCGGTGAGAATCCATTAGGAAAATGAAATGAAAATTAGAGATTTATTATCTGAGGACAGCAATATTACACCTCATGGCAAGATGCACCCAGATCATGCCTCAGCCGGAGGCAGAGTTGTAAAATCTCGTGATCAGGGTGGCTACGATCGTGTGTATCACCAAAATCGTGTAATGATGGCTGCTGCTATGGCTGATGGCAAAAGCAAAAAATCTGTAGATATGCCTGCAAGTAGTTGGATGGAAAAATACAATACTCAACATCCTTACACTGACGAAGAGTATAATATGGTAGTGTCAGCACATAAGACTGTGCCGTCAGATGTTAAACTTGTTGTCAGCGATAAACGCAGCAAAGAAAGTGACGACGTACATAGACACAGTCCAATCAAGGGCGCACCAAAGTTTAAGAGAAACTAAGATGTCGAAGCCAGAAGTATACTTGGACATGGATGGCGTGCTAGCAGACTTTTTTGCAGAGTATGCCAAGCTAGCAGGTGTTACCAACGGTAGCTATCGAGATATTCCCCCAGCCAAAGTAGATCCCACATTAGATAAGATGATAGGCACGGACTTCTTTGCTCGTTTGCCCATGTTTCCTACCGCCCCACAACTGGTAGCTATGACTGTGAAACAGTTTGGCAAGTATCATATCTGTTCCAGTCCATTACGCGGTGATTTCGCAAACAGCGAAAAATGGAAACGTGTGTGGATACAAAAGCATTTAAAGCCACAGCCCACAGATATTATTATCACTCCTAACAAAGCCAAGTACGCTGTACAGAAAGATGGTACACCAAATATATTGATTGATGATCGTGGCAGCAACATCAGCAGCTGGGAAGCCGCAGGTGGCATAGGAATAAAATATCAAGCAGATGAGGACAGTCTACAAAAAGTAGTAGACGGATTCAAACGTGCTATGAACATCACATCAGGCGAAGAAGAACATAAGCCTCAAGAACTTAAAAGTTTAGATAGGGGCAAGATGATACAGGTTGCAAAAAGCGGCGATAGTGATGATGAAGTAAAAGAAGATCAAACTGATTACGAAATACGTAACTATGAAAAGCTAGATACATTCCTAGCCAAGTTATGCAAAATGGTAGTAGAAGGTAAAAAGCGTGACCCAGAAAGATATGGAATGGTAGCCGCTTGTGTTTTGGATAACGATAACCGTGCTGTGTTTGGCATAAACTTACCAGCAGGTGATGGTAAACGTGTACATGCAGAACGTGTTGCAATGGAAGCATATGAGAAAAAGTACGGCGAAATACCCGAAGGTAGTATTGTGATAACAACATGTAGTCCATGCAGTGAAACAATGGACGAGCGTGAAGGTGAAAGTTGCACAGATTACATCAACAACAGTAATGTTAAAAAAGTATATTGCGGCTTCCATGATCCCACGCAGGACGAAGAACAACGCGAATTCAATATGATGGAAACACAGAACAAGGCTATTAGAGATCTGTGTGAAAAATTTGCCAGCACGTTCTTAGACTACGAAGAACAGCAGGCTGATGAAAACTTCGCTGACGGTAAGCACCCTGGGCGAAAAGGACTCAGCAAGCGCATGGGCGTCAATACAAAAGCTAGTGTCAGTAGTTTGCGTAAGACTGCCAAGCACAGCACAGGCGAGAAAGCTCGTATGGCCCATTGGTTAGCTAATATGAAGGCTGGCCGGGAAAAATAAATAGTATAACAAGATTTGGAGAACACAATGCCAGCAAAGAGTAAGTCACAACAGCGTTTCATGGGAATGGTCAATGCTGTTAAAAAGGGCGAAATGAAAGCCCCTAGCAAAGAAGTAGCTAAAACTGCCAAGGGTATGACTAAGAAAGCCGCTCACGATTTTGCTGCCACAAAGCACAAAGGACTTCCTGATAAAGTCAAGGAAGCAGCCAATCCAGCACAACAGGCAGCTATTGCTGTTAACATGAAGAAAGACGGCAAGAAGCCTAAGAAGACTGAAGAAGCAGTCCATGAAGAAAAGTGGATTAAAGTACACAAGTCACGCGAAGGCATGTTCAAAGGCAAAGGTAAAGCTGAACTAGAAGCCATGAAGTCAGCACTTAAGAAGCGCAATGCTGCCAAAAAGGAAAAAGGCGAATCTATTTCAGAAAAAGACAAGACCAAAATGGCACAGTTGAACTTTGCTCTACGTGCTAAGAAGGATCACGGCATTCACGAAAGCCAACACAGTATTGAAGAAATGATCAATGACTATCATTCATTAAATTCTATCAAACAGTTGGACGAAGAAGATATCCGCACCATTAATTTGATCAACGAAGAGATCGCATACACATTAGAAGCTAACATGGTATTACCAGCTAAGACTTTGAACGAAAGCTGGACACATGATAGCTTGGCTAGACACTTGTTCGAACACGACGACATGCAGGAACCAGAACCAAATGGTGATATGGCCAAACAGCAGTTGTTTGAACTAGCACAAGGTGCTATCCAATTATACAAGATGTTAGAGAGCGGTGATCAAATTGAACCATGGCTAGCATATAAGATCAGCCTAGCATATGATTATATCGATACCGTTAAAGACTATTTGGAATATCAAGCTGCTAAGAAAATGGACGAACCAGAAGAGATCGAAGTCAGCAGTGATGACGTCTATATGGAAAATCTAACTGATCGACTCTACAAGCAAGTACGCAATTCCTAAAATATAGGGCAGTATATCTGCCCTATCATTTTGACTAAAATTCTGTTGACATTCTAGCTAAAACTAACTATACTGTGTTTTAAAGGAGTATAACTATGAGCAAAGTTTTCGGCGCACCAGAGCAAGCAAAGTTGAAGCAATTAGTACAGGATGGCGTTACCACATTACACGAAATCCAAACACTACAAGAAGGTTTGAATGAAACTATCAAGGCAGTAGCTGAGGAATTGGAAGTAAAGCCCAGCACTATTAAGAAAGCACTTAAGATTGCCAAGGATGGCGGTTGGACTGACGTTTTCAAAGACTTCGACGACCTAGAAACAATCGTGACCACTACTGGCCACGACAAAGTATGAACGTAATAACAAACGCATTCATAGACGTCTACAAGTGGGCAGAGAGGGATTACCGTGAGTGGCCTTTTAGATTCTTCATCGAAGTTCTTGCGTGGGCTGTTAGCATCGGTTGCAGTATTACTATGGCACTTACTGTGCCTAACCCCCCTCTGCTTACTCTATACCCTATTTGGATCAGTGGCTGTGCTATGTACGCTTGGGCTAGTTTTACTAGAGGTAGTTTTGGCATGTTGGCGAACTATATTCTGCTCACAAGCATAGATAGTATTGGCCTCATCCGTATGTTGATTAAATAACACTGAGCATGGTATAGCGAGCCACAAGTCGCTATTATTGGTATTTGCAAGCCGTAAATTGCATAGGAGAAAAAGAATATGAGTTATGTAGACGCCTTCTGGGATCGTGAAAAGGATATCATTCACGTCGTAGAACGAGACACAAATGGCAAACGCCATTACATTGATTACCCTGCTAGATATATGTTTTATTATCCAGACAGCAGGGGCAAGTATCGTAGCATTTTTGGCGACCCACTGGCCAAAGTTACAACAAAAACACACAAAGAATTCATCAAAGAACAGAAGATACATGGGCACATGAAGCTTTTTGAAAGCGACATTAACCCAGTATTCCGTACACTGGAAGAAAACTATCTAGGCAAAGACGCACCTAAACTCAATGTAGCGTTTTGGGACATTGAGGTGGACTTCGATCCTGAACGTGGATATGCGAGTCCTGAAGACGCATTCATGCCAATCACTTCCATAGCAGTATATCTACAATGGCTAGACACGCTGATCTGTTTAGCAGTGCCTCCCAAGACTATGACTATGGAGCAGGCTGAAGAAGCTGTTAAAGAGTTCCCTAACACATATCTGTTTAAAACTGAAGCAGAAGTATTAGATACATTCCTAACACTGATTGAAGATGCAGATGTGATAACTGGTTGGAACAGTGAAGGCTATGATATTCCTTACACTGTTAATCGTGTAGCCAAAGCATTGAGCAAGGAAGACACACGCCGCTTTTGCTTATGGAATCAGATGCCTAAGCGTAGGGAGTATGAGAATCATGGTAGAGACAGTGTAACATATGATTTGATTGGACGAGTACACTTAGACAGTCTACAAGTATATCGCAGATACACATATGAAGAACGTCACAGTTACAGTTTAGATAATATTGCAGATCACGAATTAGGTGAACGCAAGACTGCCTATGAAGGCACACTGGATCAGCTTTATAACAAAGACTTTAAAAAGTTCATCGAGTACAACAGACAAGATACTATGCTGTTGAACAAGTTGGATATGAAACTGCGCTTCTTAGATCTTGCCAATACACTGGCACATGAAAACACAGTGTTATTGCAGACCACAATGGGTGCTGTGGCAGTTACTGAGCAGGCCATTATCAACGAAGCGCACCAACAGGGATTGATTGTTCCCAGTCGCCCACGCAGAGCAGAAACTGCTGACACACAGGCGGCAGGTGCTTATGTAGCAGTTCCAAAGAAAGGACTTCATGAATGGATTGGATCAGTAGACATTAACAGTCTGTATCCGTCAGCTATTCGTGCGCTTAACATGGGTCCTGAAACTATTGTTGGGCAACTGCGTCAAACATATACTGACGAATATATCAGTAGCCAAATGAACTTCTCTAAAAAGAGCTTTGCGGCTGCTTGGGAAGGACTATTTGCTTGTTTAGAGTTTGAATCAGTTATGAACAAGGACAAGGCTAAGGAAATAGTAATTGACTGGGAGAACGGTGAAGAAAGCATACACAGTGCTGCTGAAGTCTATGATTTAGTATACAACAGTCATAAGCCCTGGATGTTGAGTGCTAATGGAACGATTTTCACATACGAGAAGGAAGGCGTTATCCCTGGTCTATTAAAGCGTTGGTATAGCGAACGTAAAGAAATGCAGAAGAAGGCCAAGGAGGCACAATCTGCGGAAAATAAAATTGAAGAAGAATACTGGGACAAACGACAGCTAGTCAAGAAGATTAACCTTAATAGTCTATATGGTGCTATTCTTAATCCTGGTTGCAGGTTCTTTGACAAGCGTATTGGACAATCCACAACTCTTACAGGACGCTCCATTGCCAAACATATGGCTGGTAAGATAAACGAAATCATCACAGGTGAATATGATCACAAAGGTAAGAGTGTTATCTATGGCGACACTGACTCCTGTTACTTTACGGCATATAGTACACTAAGAAAAGATATCGACGCCGGGCGCATGCCTTGGGATAGAGAACTTGCCATTCAGTTGTACAACCAAATTGCAGATGAGGTCAACGGCACTTTTCCGCAGATGATGTTAGACACCTTCCATTGCCCAAAATCACGTGGCGAAGTTATTAAAGCTGGACGTGAAATCGTAGCCAGCAAAGGCTTGTTTATTACTAAGAAGCGATATGCTGTTCTTTACTATGATAAGGAAGGTAAGCGTAGTGATGTAGATGGTAAGCCAGGCAAGATCAAAGCCATGGGGTTGGATCTCAAGCGTTCGGATACTCCTACATATATGCAACAGTTCCTAGAAGAAATTCTAATGAAAGTGTTGATAGGTGAAACCGAAGAAGCCATCCTAGAACGCATTAAAGAATTTAGAGCAGAATGGAAGTTGAAACCTGGATGGGAAAAAGGCAGTCCACGACGTGCCAACAATATCACAGAGTATCAAGAAGAGGAACGCAAGAAAGGTAAGACTAATATGCCCGGACATGTCCGTGCAAGTATTAACTATAACCGACTGCGTGAAATGAATGGTGACAGATATAGCCAACAGATCGTAGATGGTATGAAGGTGTTTGTCTGTAAGTTGAAAAACAATCCGCTAGGTTATACCAGTATAGCATATCCAGTCGACGAGATGCGATTGCCTAAATGGTTCCAGGATTTGCCATTCGACGACATAGCCATGGAACAGACTATCATCGATAACAAGATTGATAACCTCATCGGTGTGTTGGAATATGACCTAGCAAGCACAGAGACCAAAGGCACTACGTTCGGTGACATGTTTAGTTTTGAATAAAAATAACATTGACTTTTACCACGTGCCTAAATATAATCAAACAAATAGTTCTGAAAGCTATTACAATAACGGAGAACAACAATGAAAGACATCCTACAGGACATCGTAAGCCATACACATGCGCTGGGATTCCTTAATATCGTAAAAATCACAGGCAGCGATGAAGACACAAAGATTGACAGTATGAGCGATGACCGCACTGTTATCTTAATGGCTACAACTAGTGCTCCTGTACTAGAATTCCAAGGTGTATTTGGTATGCCGCAGTTAAACAAGTTGAAGTTCTTGTTAGACTGTGCAGAGTACAAGGAAAATGCTAAGATTGCATTGACTAATAGAACGCTCAATGGACAGACTGTTCCAGATGGTATTCACTTTGAAAATGCATCAGGCGACTTCAAGAACGATTACAAGTTTATGAACACTGCGTTTATTAATGAAAAGCTGAAGAGCTTTACATTTAAAGAACCTACATGGAGTGTTAGTGGACTATCTCCAACGGTACAGAGCGTACAGCGTTTTGCTTATCAAGCGGCTGCTAACCCAGAGCACTTGACATTCCTTGCTAAAAATGACAATGGATCTTTGAAGTTCAGCTTTGGTGATACTACTAGCGATCACGGCGGTGAATTTACATTCGCATCTAATGTTTCTGGTAAGTTGGACAAGGGCTATACTTGGCCAGTAGCACCAGTGTTGAGCATCTTGAAGATTGCAGATGTCAACAACACTAAGATGAGCTTCAGCAATGATGTTGGTTCTATTATGTTGGAACTAGATAGTGGTATCGCAACATACAAGTACATTATTCCTGCACAGCGTTAAGAGGTATCTATGATTAAAGGACTCACGGCAGGTAATGGATTAGTTGTTAATGGTGGCAACACTAGTTTGCCATATGTTAATATGAGTAACAGCTACGGCAATAATAGTAACCCTATGCAGGGCATGATGCGTATCAACGGCAATGATATACAGGTATTTGATGGCAGTAGTTGGCTCACTTTGAGTGCTAGCTACGCTACTGTAGAACTCAATAGCGAAACACAAAGTCTATTACAATGGGCACGTGAACAACGCAACAAGCAAATAGAGCGTCAATCAATGTCTAAGTCACATCCTGCGGTAGCTAAGGCCATTGAAGCCTTAGAACGTGCTGAAGAACAAGTCACTTTAATCGTAGAATTAAGCAAAGATCATGAAAACAATAAGGTATACACAGGTTAATAAATGGATCAAAAAAACTATAACAATTCACAGAAGGACTATGCTGTATATCTGCCAGCCATAAGCACATTCTATAGCACATATATCAGTAAGCAACGCTACGACAAATTTGTGCCAGATGATCGTATCCCTAAAGGATTTGATCGAGGTGTCGAAGGCATGAACTTTCTTAATCCTGAACAAGGATATTTTACTTACAAGCATGGACTTTATTCTGCAGGACACGCACAACTGGATCTCGATAAGGCTATCAAACAGGATAGCATGATCCAAGAGCGTGATAGAAGCAACACATTGATACTAGGCGACTCAGGCGGATTCCAAATTGGTAAAGGCGTTATCAAATTCGATTGGCAGGACTTTAAAGGTAAGAATGCAAATTCTGTTAGAGACAAGATCCTTAACTGGTTGGAACTTACTGCTGATTGGAGCATGGTACTTGACGTTCCTACTTGGGCTAGCAATGATCTCCACCGTCCCAAGACTGGACTCAATAACTTCCAAGAATGTCTTGATGCTACGGTTTGGAACAATGAATACTTTATTAAAAATAGACTAGGACAGACCAAGTTCTTAAACGTGTTACAGGGCAATAGTCCAGAAGAATGTGATATTTGGTATGATGCTGTCAAGCATTTGCCTTTCGAAGGTTGGGCAATGGGTGGACAGAACATGTGTAACATGCCTATCATCTTAAACAGACTTCTGAAGATGCGTGATGAAGGCCTGTTACAGGAAAAGAACTGGATGCACTTCTTGGGCACTGCTCCATTAGATTGGGCTTGTTACTTGACCAGCATACAGCGTGTACTGCGCAAACATGTCAATCCAAATCTAACAATTAGTTTTGACTGCGCTAGCCCTTATATTGCAGTAGCGTATGGACTGGCATATACTGTACCAAGTCACAGACGTGATAAGTGGTCAATTATTATGGAAAAAGCACCTGACAGCAAACTGTTATCTGGCACTGATCATCCTTTCCCATGGGCTAGTAGCATCGGTGACAGATTGACTATGGGTGATGTGTGCTGGTATAAGCCCGGCATGTTGAATAAAGTCAATAAAGAAGGCAAGACTAGTTGGGATAGTTTCAGTTATGCCTTATATATGGCACATAACACTGAAGTACACATTGATGCAGTACAACGTGCCAATAGACTGATGGATATGGAATCAGCACGTTACACAATGGATTGGACACGTTGGAAGAAACTGTCTGACAAAGAAGCCAAACATGACGAGCCCAGTGACTGGGTTCCACGCAATATCTTATATTTTGATCAATTCGTAGAAGAACTATTTGCGACTAGTGATCCTTATAAGATGTTGGCTAATCAAACAGTGCATCGTTTCTTAACTGAACTACAGGGCGGAATGCAACGTGGTAAGTTACAGAACGATTTCTTTAACAAGTTGATCGAGTTCGAAGATCCAATGCCAAGCAATGATGACTTGGCAGATATGAACAACGACAAGATCATAGAATTGGAACACACATTAGATGAACAGTCCGATTAACGAAACGCAAGCGGTTAAAGTTGACGAAAATCAACAACTGTCAATTTTGAACTATGACCCAAAAGCAATGCCTTTGGAACTGCAACAGATTAAAGCCAGTCTAGCACAGGCGTATCTCAGTGCAGGACTTTGGGCAGCTAGGGTCAAAACCAACGAGGGCGACAGCGAGCTACTACGCAAACTGACCATGTATCTAGTGCCAAATATGAAGCACTGGCTAGATGGTGCCCAATGCGGTAATGTTTTGGATTTGGAAAAATATTTTGAACGAATCCAAAACGAAAACAGTAAGAAAAAGCGTTGACAAATCCTTTCAATTCAAATACAATGTTGACATGCTTAACACACAAGAACGCAAACAAGCTGATTATTTTACAGGCTACGAAGTAGAACATACTATTATCAAAGGTATGTTTACACTATTTGTAGTTGGTGTAAAACCTGTAGATGAGATCCTAGCTAAGGCCAAAGAAACTGGAGTTGGTGCCATTTACTTTGGTACAAGTCAGAGCTTCCCTAATATTGGTGTCAATGATGCTGATGAATGGAAACTTTGGGAAGATATGATCAAGCAATGTCTTGACGCGGGCTATTGGTGTACGTTAGACTTAGATGTTAATCAAGCAGAAGGTTTACATGAAGGACCATTGTGTGAACATGATAAGTTTATTCCAATGATCAGTGTAAAGCTGCCGTATATCAAACTATTCAACTATAACACAACTATCAAACTAGACGACCGTACTTGGGGTGACACTAACCCTGGTGTATGGACCCATCAACTACATGATCTCAAAAGTCCTGAAAAGTTTACTTACTGGGATCAGTACAAGCAAGATACAGAGTTAAACAAATGAGCAATGAAACAACTATGATTTGGGTGACCTTTCAGAAGGAAGGAATTCACTGTTATCCCGCAGCGGCTACAGATCCAAATCTTAAGACAGGTGACTATTACGACGTTTCGTTTTTAGCGAACGAACATAGACACATTTTCCATTTCAAGGTCTGGATCTCAGTTTATCATGATGATCGAGACATTGAATTTATTCAGTTTAAGCGTTGGCTACAGCACTTATATAGCGATACAGGAACGCTTAAACTGGATTACAAATCCTGCGAGATGATTGCAAGAGAACTTAATGCAACTATCTCAGCAAGATATCCAGGCCGTGAGGTTTGGATCGACGTCAGTGAGGACGGCGAGAATGGCGCTTTCCTCAAATTTCTTAATAATCCCTTCAACTAAGGACAATTATGTCACAACCCAAATGGCTGGAGAAGTATCTTAACATGAAGCCTGAAGTAAGCAAGATCTTTGACGATCTCGAAGCCTGGCACGATCATTGCCGTTTTGAAATGATCAAGTTCGACCCTGCGGATCTGTACCGCAGCAGAGAATACAAAGAATGGGACCGCCGACGTAAAGGTGGTAGTGTAGGTTATCAAGGCAAGAAGCCTTGGAATGGCGAACGCAAGCCATACTTGGGCAAGAATCCTCGCCCACAGTACAATAACAATAACCGTTATCAATGACCATATTTCTAATTGATTTAGAAGCAGTAGAGACCAGGTACACAGGACAATGGAAGTCTCATGTACCTGAGCTCTTACGAAAGGTCACAAATGATGTCCATGTTATATCAGGACCTACTGATATCCCAAATGCTACTACTCCTGGTGCTTTCCTTAATTTTGGCGGCACCAACATCTACAAGGCTGCACAAGTTGAAGAGATGGGTAGACTGTTCACCCAAGGTAAGGTACGTGCTGGCGATCATTTTGTCTTTACAGATGCTTGGCATCCTGGCATTATCAATTTAAAATACATGAGCGAGTTATTGGGCATCCCAGTAACTACACACGGACTTTGGCATGCTGGCAGTTATGATCCTCAGGACTTCTTAGGACGTCTTGTAGGAGATAAGCCTTGGGTTAGACACGCAGAGAAGAGTTTTTATAACTGCTTTGATCACAACTACTTTGCTACAGATTTCCACATTCATATGTTTTACCAAAACTTGATCCAGCCAGATCCAGATCGTAAACAAACAATGTATAAGACTGTGATAGAAGATACTGTATTCAACAACAAAGTTGTTCGTACAGGTTGGCCCATGGAGTATATGGAAAATACATTAGTGGAATATAAGGACATGGATAAGCGCAATCTTATTTTGTTCCCACATCGTATTGCTCCAGAAAAGCAAGTAGAAATTTTTCGTGATCTAAAAGAACAACTACCTCAATATGAGTTTGTTGTGTGCCAAGATCAACAACTGACTAAAAACGAATATCACAATTTACTAGGTGAAGCTAAACTAGTGTTCAGTGCTAACTTGCAGGAGACACTTGGCATCAGTTGGTATGAAGGTGCTATTGTAGGTGCTATCCCAATGGTTCCAGATCGTCTAAGCTATAGCGAAATGGCCATGGAAGAATTCAAGTATCCTAGTGAATGGACTATTGATTACAGTTCATATCTAGCACATAGACAAGAAATCTGTTATAGAATTATGGAGTATATGGAAAATTATAGGATGTATGCTCCATTAGTACGTAAGCAGGTACAATCCTTAACCAAAGATTTCTTCAGCGCAGGAAATTTATTGGCTAATTTACATGTTTGACCTAAATAGAAATATACAGTATAATGTGTATTAGGAGTTAATAATGACAGAATCAAGAACATATCAAACAGCATTAGACGCAATGGCCGGTGATGGCGGTTACGAATTAGGCAAGATGTCTGATCACTTACGTTTTAAAATGAAGCGTGATGGTAAGAGGTTTTGGGCCGGTGACAACATTAGTGAATACGTCGATGAAGATGCAAAAGATCAATTGATCGCAGAAGC